TTATAAACTTTTTTTGAGGGCGGTTAGTGCAGTATCTAAGAGGCGGGATTTGGCGTTTGATTGGAGTTTTCCGCCGGCGTTGATGGGCAAGTACGGGCGGGCGGGGATTTGGCTGCCGGGGTGGTTTACGCTTTTTCGGAAGATACCGTTAAATGATAAGGCTTTTTTGTTTTTGGCACGAATGGTGTGGGCGGCGGTTTTGCCGCCTAAGTGATGAATGGCCGCATACGCCAGATTACTGCCGATTTGGGCACTGTCGCTGTCATAGCGAGTGTCTACGCTGTCGGCCATCTCGCCGCTTCGGAACAGAATTTTGCCTTTGTTGCCGTTGGCTTTTGTTTTACGCTTGCCTTTACCTTTTTTCTTCTTCGGGTTTTCGGATTCGGATTCGGGTTCGCTTTTGCGCGGTGTCCATTTATCGCTGCCCCACGCCTCATTCTCAAAGTTTTCTTTGGTCATGGTTTCCAGTTCGACGGCAAGGCTGCGCATTAACGGACCGGTATTTTTGACGTTGTCCATCAGCTGCTTTAAGCCTTTGTCCAGTTCGTGGCTGTCCAGATTGATTTCTATCATGTTGATTTTCTTTCGGTCTGGGATTATGATTAACCCAAATTCTGTTGTTGGGTCCGGCGTGGTGTCGGGGCGGTGGTTCCGCTTTACCCTGTTCGATTCAGGCGTTCAACAGAATAGCCTCTTGTTACTGAGAATGCGCAATTAAGGGTCAGCTAACCAGCGTCTAATGCTCTGATTGTCGTGTAAAAGTCGAAGTGCAAGAGGTTTTTCATTTATTCTATCGGAACATAATCAACATTTTTGATTGCAGATTCAACAGAAATCATAGGCACATAAAAAGCCGACACCACTTCTGCTCCGTCCTTATTCATCTCAATACTCAATTTCATCGCTTGTTCATTACCCATGTCGTAAACATGTAATAAATGCCGATTGCGCACGTCCCACAACTCATAATCCGGCTTACCAAATTCTTCGATTATCTTACGATAATCCTTGACGTCGGTAATGGCATTGCCCGCCGCTTCGTGGCGCGTGGCTTTTTGTCCGGCAATCAAATGTCCGCGAAACGACACCACAGGGCTACCGATTTGTTCCGCCGGTAAGGCTGTCTGAAACTGCTGAATGACACGGGCAGACAACACGCCGATACCATAAGTTTTGCCTTGGGCTTTGCCGATACTGTGTATCACCCGCACCCACGCCAAAAACCCTTTTATCCTTGCCTCATGCCGCATATCTGCTGCCACCATCGCCAAACCGCGTTCATTGCCCAAAGCCGCCTGTGCTTTTTTCAGCCACATTTGGTCGAATAAATGACTTGCCATCGGGCTACCGTTAAAGCCCGCATCGGGTGCAAATGCGGCATTTTTTAGCTTACCGTAGGGTGCAACGCCTTTGGGCGGCGGAATCGGCGGTACCGTAGCGGGTTGCCTGATAAATTTCACCCGTGGATTTATCCGTGCCGATGTACTGATCGAACGGCTGTAAATCACTTTGAACGATTTTGCCGCTCTCTTTTGCACGCTCTTCGGTTAATGCTTTCACGGTACAGCGGCAACCGTAACCATTTGGCGGAAACGCATGTTGCCAGAACGGATCATCATGGACATAGACTGCACCGTGCATGGCTTGGTGCGTGGGGCGGGTGTTGCCGTCCAATACCGCGCTGTATTGCCAATACGGGTGGGTATCGGCGGCTTCAGACAACCGCTGATACTTCGCCGCCATAATCGCACTTCGGCGATTGGTATGGTAGATGATGCTTAAGCGGCGCGGGCTGCCCAGTTGCACCATTTCACCGTTGATTTCCTGCTTGCCCCACCAACCTTGTTTTTTAAGATATTCACCGGCTTTCTCTTCAAATTCACGATAACCGCCACCGCTTGTCATGGCGTTGATGACGGCTTTGCGGGTACTTGCCAGCATATCCATTTGCGTCATTTTGGCAATGGTGAAACTTCGGGCATGGGCTTCGTCCAGCGTGTCTTGCCAGTTCCAGCCGATGTGTATGCCTTTGGATTTTAAATGGGCAATGGCGGCTTCAGGGGCGAGTCCGAACAGGGCTTGCAGGTTGAGGGTGTCGGTAGTACTCATAAGCCGTTTTCCTGCTCACATTCCAACCTGCCCAACACGGAAGCAGTGAACAGCATATTGTTAAGACTCTCTTGCAATTCGTCCAAATTCATTTGCGGGCATGCGGCGGCAAGGTGTTCCAGCAGTTGTTCTTCACTGTGTTCACCCAGTTCGGCAAAGGTTTTCAGGGAGCCTGAAAGGGTTTGCCACAGCTTATCGGTGTAACCGTTTAACTCATCGGCAGGCGGCATCAACACCGCCAAACGGTCGCTTAAATCTTGCGGTTGATTGGCAGCGGCTTCGGTAAATTCAGCAGGTTTGTCAACGGCAGGCACGGCAATATCTGCATCACTCAAGTGATACGCCCGTTTAAAATAATCCACACTGAACGACACACCGCAACCCGTTAAGATTTGGTCGCGCCGCGCCAAGGCTTCATCACCGGCTTCTTCTTCATACAACACAAAGCGCGGCGGTGTGGCTGCTTCACCCAAATTCAGCTGCGTTATCCATGCCAATAAAGTATTCAAACAGCTTTCAACCACACGGCAATCGTTGTCGCGTATGTCTTGGGTTACTTCCAAACCCGCCGTTGCCGAAGCGTGATTGGTGTCTTTTTCGGTGGTTTGGTCTTGCCCGAGCAGGGCAATGGCGATTTCACTGCGGCAATAACGGATAAAACGGTCATACACCTCCGCGCTACCGGTCTTGCCCGCTGCTTCCTTGATGTCCACACTGGAATCATTGGGAATGGTTGCCACACCGTTACCAACCAATTTTTCCAAAGAGTCCAGTAATTTTTCGGTATCGGCAAGGGTATTGCTGCGCGGCTCTTTGCCAAACACCCACGGTGCACCGAATTTTTCGGCAAACTCACTCCAAAACTGCAAACCCGCCCGTTTGAATACGGCTGGCCAATAAATACTCGCCAAATCACCCATACCATAAGGATTTATATAACTCGCATTGTGAGCGGGACAGAGAAATTTAAACGGCGGCACCGACTCAGAATTGCCGCCACCCATTTCACCGACAAACACCAATTCGGCGGTTTCATTAAAGCGAAACCATTCCGGCGGCTTCGCCACGATTTCAGGCAGCCACAGATTGCTGTCAGTCTGCCAAACCAATTCCAAAGGCTGATAACCAAACAACACCGCGTCCAAGATTTGGTTAATCAGCGGGTACAAATCCAAATCGGCAAAATAATCATTTAAGGCTGCCTGAAAGTGCGCAGGCACACCGTCTGCTTCCAGCCGCCACTCCAAAGAAGTAACGGCGGCTTTGCGGCGGCGCACATGTCCGGCAACAATCGGATCGCTCAACAAATCGCGGTACACGGCAATGTCCTTGCCCAGTTTCTTCAGTATCGGATCGGGATTCGGCAGCAGCATACCCATGCCGCCTGCGCCCATAAATTGACGTGCAACGGCAATGTGAGCAGACAGGTTTTGCGGTTTAACCGTGGTCTTACCTTGAGTGGTGGACAGTTTGATATGTGGTTTACGGCTGCTCATGGTGTTGTGTTCTCAATGTATTTGATTGTTTGCGGGTGCGACAGCTTACCAATAACCCCGCGTCAAACGGCTTACCCGCTTGCACGCACGGCTGGATACTCTGGGACTGCCCACATCTTGCTGTGCGGCATTCAATGCCAAAAATGCCGCCCAAGTGCGGTCTGCATGACCGTTGGCGTCCGCTTCGGCAACAAAGCGCGGCGCACCCGTCGGGCTGGTTACTTTCTGCAATTTATGCAAATCGGTGCGCAAATCCTGATCAATCGGAATGCGGATCTTTTGGTCTTCAAAGGCTTCTTTGCCCACGGTTGCCAATGCCAATTTATTCGCGGCGGTAAACAACACGCCCTCAACGCGGCTTTCACCGTGTGCCGTCTTTGCGTCTTCAACGGGCTTTTCACCCAAACCGGTTTGGTCAATACAGCAGCGAATCACGCGATAACGAGCAAACACATCAGCCAGTAAATCCGCTTGTTCGGCAAACGAAATCCGCCGCCGCACAATCAATTCCCGCGTCCACAACACATCGCCCACTTGCTCCAATACCCACACCACAAACAAATCGTTGCGCACGGCAATATCCACGCCGACAAAACACACCCCGCCGCTGTAGTGTTCGGGCAGCCCTGCCTGCGGGTGTTCTGCGCCGTGTATCAAATCGTGGCTTAACCAAGCCGAAGCCTCGTCCAGCCATTGCAATTCAAATTCCTGTGCCCAAGCATCGGGGTCGTTTAAACCGGCTTTTAATTCGTCAATTTCACGCGGCAAACCGTCGGCAACGGCTTGGTAAATATCCACCACATGGCGGCTCCATTCGGTGTTCGCCAAGTCAGTCATCAACTCATAAAACTTATTGCCCTTGCCGTTGGGTGTAGAGACCACCCGCAGTTTCCAGCCTGCCGAAATCACCGGAAATAAGGCTTTCCAAATAGCGCGGCTGTCTTGGTGAAAGGCAAATTCATCTAAAAATACATTGGCAGAGAAACCGCGCGCGGTGTCGGGATTGGCAGGCAAAGCGGTAATCTTGCTGCCGTTCGGAAACACCACTTCCAGCGCATTTACCGTGGCATCAAACGGTACGGTTAATACTTCGCAAGCGATACCGGCTGCCTGTAAATGCCGCTTCACGCCCTCATTCATCGCTTCTTTCGCCTGCCGTTCGCCGCGCGACAAAATCACCCAGCGGGCGCGCTTGCCTTCGGCTTCGGCATCTAAACAATCAAGTACGATTTCCAGCGTGGTCGTAAAGGTTTTACCCGTTTGCCGCGCAAACATGCCTACCTTAAAACGGCTGTCATCCGCCAGCCAGCGTTTCTGGTAGGGATAGAGGGTTAAGGCTGCCTCTGTGGTATGCACGGGCATGGGTGTGTCGGTCATGACATCACCCCATAAACCTCTTGGCGAATACGCCGCAATGTATCGGCATCAATACCGCTGCCCTGCTGTGTGCTTTCCGCTTCCAGTTCAGCAAAGCGTTTATCTAACTTGTCCTTAAAGGCTGCCTGAAACTGTTTTAAACGGGTTGAAGCCGAAATCAACGGCGCGATGTTTTTGGCGGCAACAGCCATTTCGTGCAAGCGTGCCAACGGCTCAAGCTCTGAACTGCTGTCATTTACCGCCACCAATAAATCAAACAATTCGGTTTGCAGCATCGACATCAACGCGGCAGAACGTTTGTCGTCTTCGTCTGCCGCACCTTCGGCAATCAGCCGCGCCGCTTCAGTCGAAGCCTTAATCGACGCAAAGCGTTTTTCAATCTTCTGTCCATAGCGATGCACCGCGCTTCTGCTCACCTCGTAGCCCTGTTCCGTCAGCCACGCGGTTAAATCGTCATAACCACTAAAACCTTGTTCCGTCAGCCGCCGTTCAAAGGCAAGGCGAATGTTTTCAGGCAGCCGGTTAATCCCCGATGCACGTGCCATATCAGTCTTTCCAATACTTGGGCGGACGGGCAATGCCGGCGCGGCAATCAATGGTGTATTCAGCCAAATCCACCCCCGCCACGCTTAAATCGGCAAACCACGAATCCATCGGCGTAATCGTCAGCTTCACCAAGCTGCGCTCTTCCAAATACTTTAAGGCTTGGCGAATTTCGGTGAGGCTTACGGCGAAATCCTTGCCGTAAATTTCCTGCATCACATCGCGTAAAAACAGCTCGCCTGTGGTGTGCGGCAGTGCTTTGTGCAAGGTGCTGATGATGTACCAGCGTATGCCTTCCCGCCGTGCTTTCTCTTTCAGTTCAGTGTGGCTCATTGCTTCTTAATCTCCATTTTGTATAAATCGCTGATCATGCCCTGTATGCTGTCCAATTTTGCCGACATCACCGCTTCATTGCGGATATAGTCATCACGGCGGACATAGTTCAACATCACTGTATTCAATTCCTTGCGCAAATCATTTAATTCCGCCTGCAAACGCTCGCGGTGGCGTGTTTGTGCATTCAGCCAAAACCAGAATCCGGCTGACAATAAGCCGTACACCGCGTTAAACGCCCATTCAATCGTCATTTAATTTCCTTTAAAAGCGGTTTAAATACCCATTTAAAACATCAATACGCCGTTCACGGCAAATACGGCGGGTGTGCCTCAAACAATTTCTGACAACCGATGCAATACGCCGCATTCGGCATGGCAGCCAAACGGGCAGCGGGTATGGCTTCGCCGCATTCAATGCACACCCCCGATCCGTGTGGAACAAGTGCGGATTTTGCCGCTTGACGCGCCAACGCCGTTTCGGTAAACACCGCTTCATTTAAGGCGGCGCGATCTGCCCAATCCATTGTTTAATTCCTTACTTTCATACGCTGTTTTTTCTGTTTTTCTGATTAGAACAATATCAAACATGGCGTGCATACCACGCTATTCTTGCCGCTATTTGTTCATTTGCTGCCGCCGTGTATTTGCCGTTGCCGCAAATGCTTCGCTGTGTGCCGTAAAACCATGGCTCGTCTGTGCACAACAAAAATCCGGGCATTCCGTTTTTGGCGGCTTGGCGCATATCGGCACGACGGCAAGTCAGGCAGCTTTGTTTATTCATTTTTCGGCTCGGCTAAGGCTTCGTCCAAGCGTTGTTCCAAGAGTTTTATGCCCTTTTGCCACAACGTGTTTTGCCTGACTTCTTCCACTGCCATCGCCGTGGTTTTGACTGCCAAAATGGTGTAAACCGTTTGTTTGCTCGGTATCAAAGATGCCAACAAGGCAAAGCAGATGGGTAAGGCAAACCATGCTTTCTTAAAACGTTCTGCTTCGCCGTCCATACCCAAAATAAACCAATGGAAACTCAATACGCCGCTGCTGAGCAGTGCGATAATCAACAATACTGATCCCACACGGCACAACACATCAGCCAAATAAACCAGCCAAATCAAATCATTCATCATTTACTCCTTGTCTGTACCATTGCTGCCAGCCGCTCACTTGGCTGTCTCGCTTTAAACACCAAGCCCCATACTCGGCGGCGTGTTCTAAAATCACCGCCGCTTCGCCGCTCTTTGGCGGTACAGGCTTTGGATAATTTGCCAGTAGCTCAGCCGACACCGGCGGCAGCACCGCTTTTTCAATCGGTTTCACTGCCATAGAGGGCGCGGTTGTAGAGCCGCAAGCCGTGATCGCCGAAACACTCACCATCATCGCGATGGTTTGCCAACTGATCTTGTTCAATCGCATGGGTAATATCCTTTTTTACCTGTTCACGGGTATCGTCCAGTTCCTGCGCTGTTTGGGCCAGCTGCACACCTTGTTTTTGTGCAAAATTAAACCACTTTTGCTTTTCGGTTTGCGCCTGTTGTAAGGCTTCGGCATACGCCGCCTGTAAAGCCACGTTGCCCTGCGCATAATCACGTTCCAGCTCGGCGATTTGGGTGGTGTAATGCTGTTTGGACAGCGTGTAGCCCAAAACACAACCTGCTGCCAAGACACACAGATACACGGCAATGGTGATGACAAAATTACCCGATGGCTTAATCATGGCGCGCCTCCCCACGTTCGCCTACCACCTGTGCCGCCGCAATCCCGCGTCGAAGCAAGGCATAGCCACCCACCATTGAGCCGTAGGCAAGCCACAATTCCATGCTCGGATTTGGTGTGGCTAAAAACTGATAAGTCATCACCCCCGCCGCGATATTTGCCCATAGCTTTGAGTGCGACAGCGTATGCGTGGCAGGGTTGCCGATCAAACCGAATAAAGCGCGTAATACTGCCGTCATGATTGCTGCTCCTTAATAATCCGTCGCTGCATAGCGTAGGTTGTTTACAACCCGCTTCACCCAGCCTTTGCCAAAAGTATTGAAATTTTTAAGCCCCACGTAAAACGCCAACCATTCTGCATTGAACTTCATCAGTAAATCGTGCACATCGGCGCGGTTAATCGCAGTGAGCGAAACATCGCCAATCACGCCATCGTCCAACACCCCCGCCGCGCGTTGCAGCATTCGTGCCGCGTTGCCGTAGCCGTGGTTCACGCAAGCGTCAAAAAACTGAAACGCGATGGCACTTGGCATCAAAGCACAGCGGTAACGTTCCCAAAACGCGGTGCGGTAAATCTCAATTGCATCGGCTCGGGTCATTTGGCGCATGTCTTTGTTGTAGCCGTTTTCGGCGGCGGTGCGTTTGGTGATGCCCCAGTGGGTCTCGCCGCCCGGGTCGTGCGGGTGGTTCACATAACCGCCCTCATGCGACAGCACGCGGTTAATAAAGTCGTTGAAGTCAGACATAGAAATACCTCCCATTGAATATGGGCGTATTGTGTGCAATCGGACGGTGCAGGTCTTTTAATGCGCTTTAAAAATTAACGTGGGAAATGCCGTGAGTACGGCAAGGGAAGACAAAGAAACAGGCTGCCTGAAGTGAGGGCAGCCTTTAAAAGAAAGAAGCAATAATTTTATGTAAAGCGAAAAGCAGGCACGTCAATATGGTTATTTCCAAAATACAGGCTAACCCCCATTGCCATTTTATTAAGTTATCAATATGTTTTTTATTATCATGCCATTGCTTCTTTAAGGCTTCCGCAACTTTGCCGTCTTGTTCAAATTTAGATACTTCACTTTTCAGATGATCCAGTATTAACGCTTGGCTAATCAGAGCCAATCCACATATTAAGCCATATGCCAGTAAAGCAAAATACGCGGGTGTCGTACCGTCAGACCATGTTTTCAAAGCCAGCGCAGCAATCGGCAAGGCCAATACTTGGGAGAGTATCTTATTGAGTGTGTCATTGATACGGCTGATAAATTTCTCGCCGTTTTCTTCCAACTTTTTGACAAATGCCCCATAGCTGAAATTTTCTAAATAAAGGGAATACTGCCCTCTGACTTCCTTATCAATCTTGTCAATATTTTTAATAACCTCATAGAAATCAATATACTGATTTTCTTTAAACAGATTACACAATACTGATGCGACAATGGCTTTTTTTTCTTCGGTGTGTTTGCCTTCATCTTCTTGCAGCCATCGGCGAAACGCCTTTATAACAGCAACCTTTTGGCTATCCAGTTGACGTAATACAGTCAATAAAATCATCAAGATTTTGTTGCAAACGCAACGACATCCCAAGCGATTTTCTGCTGAAAAAGACAATCTCCTCACCGCGACAATAAAATGAACCGACTAAAGCGCGAGCAAGCCGACATACTTCTGTGAGATTTTCATTCGGCACTAATCCATCTTCACCACGTTGCTGCGCCCATTGATGCCAAACAATATGATCAGCGGGGGATTTATCATCGGTATCAAATTTTTCTGCCCACCAGCTCGCGTATCTGAAAAAATCTTGGTACCCCGCATAACCCCAGCCAACACTAACGTTGAACTCAAAAGTTACCGGCTCGTTGAGAGTAAAATCTTCCCCTTTCAACACGAACCAATAATCACTCAGCCAAGGTAACTCGTCCAGTTGCTGCATATCCTCTGCTGTTTTGGGCGTAAAAACCCCCTCCAAGACACCTGTTTTTTGTGTTTCTTGGAGTGCATCGGCATTGAGCAGTACATAGGGTAAATTCATTGTTCCGTCTGAGGTTTTAGTTGGGGATAGCGATCAAGGAGTCGAACAGCACTCTCCTTATCAATCTCTGCTTTAATATAATGTTGTTCGCCTACTTTGTCTATCTGGATTTCTCGGCCTAAATCTCCCATATTTCCTTGAATAGATGTGCTTCCAAGATCCAATTTGACCCTTTGGTTCCTTTTTAATACTGATTCATCCGGTATGAAGGAATTATTAACCTCAATATGATTGGCAATACAATAATCAGTAAAGCTTAAACAGTCTTCTAAACCGGCCGTTTTCATGGCTGCGTCAATAATGGGAGCAATATCTTCCATAACATCAACCGGTTCTTTATTATCCGAACACCGCTGCATTTCTCCGAGAATGCGTGCCTTTACTTCAGCGGCTTGCAGCGGGTTGTGAAAGGTTTCATCAATGAATTTACTGGTTTTTTTGATTACATCCTCGGTGGATTTTTTATCATCAATATGCTGCGCTACAGGAATGAAACCTTGAACGTAATCAGGTAATTTTCTGTTTCTCCTCTCAATCCAACGCACGTAAGAAGAACCCTGATAGTTATTAGGATTTTCGTAATGCTCGCGCATGGCTCGCAAATCAACACTCAAACCCACTTTCACCGCGTCATAGTCCAATACATTGGTGTTGATGAATTCGCCTGTTTCTCCATTGATACTCCTGTGTACACTCAAACTAATCAAGGAAAGCAACAAATAATCCCGCCCATTCTTTTTGTAAAAAATGATGGGAATATGCCCGCTGGTTGTGGCACTTTTTTGAATGACAAAGTGAAACAGACCGTGCGTTAACTCCTGGCTTACCTTGAGATAATCCTCATCAGAAGAAAAGGAGAAATTTTGGGTTGCCAGAATTTTTGATAAAGAGTGGTCAGCAATAAATCCTAAGCTAATTGAGCGATTGCTGCCTTTAGCCAGCACACCTTCCGCATATTCGACGAACTCCTCAACTTGTTCATTTTTTGTATGCAACCGATCCCTGATGAGAACGGTACTATCATCAATATCAGTACTGAACCGGGTTTTAATGATGCCATGAATCACTCCGGCCTGAATGGTTACTGAGTGCTCTGTTATAGTGGACATTCTCTACTGCTCCTTTATCAAAAAAACACTAATGTAGTTTAATAAAATCAGCTTGCTGTTTTTAATATTCATGCTGTCTGTAAAGATGAGGCTGGTGCTAACTTACTTTAAGAGCTTCAAAGTTATCGGCTTTTTTCTCTGCAACGATAAGGTTGACTCACTTACGAATCACCAAACACACAAAAATCATCTTTTTTAAACAACAGTTTTGGCATTATCTTGCCATTGCAGCCGAACCTATCCCACGCATTTGAACAGAGATTCTTGTCTTCGTTTGCTTGTATCAATCCATCTAAACAATCGTCTTCAAAAACAGAACCTTTTTCCCGAATGTTTGTACCAACCAGTTTGTCAATTTTTGCTTCAGTATCCAGCCGCATATTTAACCCCGAACAATTGCCGATTGCGTGTATGGCATAGCAAAAGTTTCGTGCGATTTCCTTGTTTGCCGCAGTGACGATATTTTCATCGGCGGCACTTGAAGCAACTACAGCATTCGTTGTTTGGGATGATTCACCACCACCGCAAGCGGTTAAAGCAAATGAGACACAGGCAAATAATGATACGAAAATTGATGCTTTCATTTTGATTTCCTCGTAGGTGAGTAATTTCAGTTTCAGGTTTGGGACAAGACAACCAAACAAGGTAAAAACAAGACAACTAAATTTTCTCGGTTCTAAACCATTTAAGCAAGATTTTATAGATATTTTGCTCTCTATGGTTAAAACGAAACTCAGTTTCTTTAAGATGAATTTCAAATAAGTGCTTATGAATACCTTTAAACTTCGCCAAGCGGTGTTTAGCGAAGCCCCAAAAGCTTTCAATACCGTTTACATGATTGCCCTTACCGTCGGAAAATTCATCATTACCATGATTGACACGAAAATGCTTTTCAAAACCCACATCAACCAAACCGTCGTAACCGCGCCA